TCACCCCTTAAAAGAATTACCGATATAAACTGCCGCAAACAATGAAGCCATGGCCACCACCAACCAAGACATGGAAGTAGCAAAGTTACAAAAATAGTCATTTTTAAATGCGAACTGCCGACCGTAAACCGTAAAGGTTTGCGCCGCAGGGCAAGAAGACGGCAAAAAACGAGCAGTACCGGGGCCAGTCAAAATAGAAGTTAAATGAACCTCGGTTTCTTCCATCTCATTGGTTTTATTCTGTTCCATATGAGATTCTAAAAAACCCCTGCCAGCATCATTCGAATAATCATTGCCCGATTTAAGGTCGCATAATTGCTGTTTTTCAAAACTCGCCTGAACACACTGGACAGAATCACCCGTACAGACAAAGGCCTCATTACAACCAAGGCCAGAAGCGCCACCGGTATCGCCACCGGTATCGCCGCCAGTGTTACCACCTGTATCGCCACCCGTATCGCCGCCAGTGTTGCCACCGGTATCGCCACCCGTATCACCGCCAGTATTGCCACCGGTATCGCCGCCCGTATCACCGCCAGTATTGCCACCGGTATCGCCACCCGGACAACCCGCGCCAGTCGGTTCAGCAATGCAAGGATCTACAGGCGGTATTAACTTGCATTTACCACCGACAATCTCATAACCAGACGGGCAACCTGTTGGAGTATCAGGGGCAACGGTTGGAACTGAACAAGCAGAGCCAGTACCTTTAACCGGAAAGTTACAAAACAAAAAATTAACGCCGTCATAAAAACAATCATCAACTGCCGATATGTGTTCAGCCTTACAGCCATTCATACAGACCGGATTTGAAAAAATAGGAACTTCAGTGCCCGGAATAGTGGCACCAAGAGAATCCTCTTGGTAACGCGGCCAAGTTAAAATATTAATTTCATCGACGACACACTGTTTAAAAGTTATTTTTGCAAGAGTGCCGCCAACTTCGCCGGCACGATCAATATAGTACCCATCCTTATCATAAAGACGGAGAGGACACGTAAGATAGTCACCATGATAAGAGAACGCCCCAACAACGGTAGCAGAAGTAACCGAATAAGTTGAACCATTAGAAGTAACAGGGCTAAAAGTAAGAGACTTGCAAGCAAGTTCAGGTGAAAGGAAATAACTATCTGTCACATCAACATAATAAGAAGTTTCAGCAAAACCACTAACGGGAAAGAAGCAGAGCGCCAAAAGCAAGGGTAATAACAATGAGCGCATACGCATTAGGATCAAACCCCATCTTAAACTCCAAAAAGCACGGGCTTTTGACCCGCGCTTATTTGCAACAGACTTAGAGGACGCGACGCAGCCACTTAACAGTAGCGACCAGCACCAACACGCCAAAAACAGCCATGCCCACAGTTTGAATTGGCGTTTCAGACGCAGAGATTGCAGTAGTTGCAGCGGTAACATCAAGACCCGCAGCAAACGACGGCACCGATACAGCAATAGCAGCAACAGCAACACCAGCACGGCCCAACAATTTTGCAATTTTCATAGTGGCTAACCCCTTATAGGACTTTACGGATAACGATCACGACAAACACAACGGCAAACAAACCAATGGTTGCTTGTATCAGTGAGTCCATCTGATCGGGTGTTAAGCTGGACAATCCAGCTAACTCAGTTTCGGTGACATTACGCATCGTTCCCGAACAGGAAATGCCACCGTTAATAAATTGCCACTCACCGTCACAACCGATAAACGACGTCATAACGGACTTCTGCAACGAGGACAGGCCAAAATCAAACGCCAATTAAAATACGGCGCTGATTTAAGACAATGATTGCAGAAGATATAAACCATTACGCCCTGCCCTTACGCTTGTTTAAGCGCAGGTTGAGCGGCGGCAGGCGCAGGCACAGCGCGCTGAATTTGCATCGGTAAGCCGCTCAGCTGGACTTGCTCAGACGGCTTAGAGCCTTTGTCTTTCTGGTAAATCGAGAACTGCACCGGGACAAAAACAATCTTGCCGATGTAAGCGCGGTAGGCGTTGTGCATGCCGCTTTCGACCTGATACGGCGCAACGCGAACGTCGGTAAACAGGGAGATTTTGCGGCCCTTGCCGTCGAGCGCTTCACGTTCGATTTGCAGTTCAAAGCCGCCCCATTTGTTTTCTTCAACAGCAACCAAAACACCGTCAATAATTCCAGGAATAGACATAGACACCTCAGCGGATAGTAGGAAAAACGCGGGGCTCGCCCGGTTTGCGGAATGCCCAGCTAGGGGCCTTTAAATCCGGATCGCGCCGGAAAGTTAAAAATTCAAGACGGTCAACGTTGCGCCTGACTTGATAAGTTGCCTCGGCCTGGACGAAGTGACACATGATCGAATTGAGCAGCACGGCAGCGGCTGCGGAGTCTTTCAAGGCTTCGAAAACCTCGGACTCGACGCGGGTGCGCAATGCCAAATAATCGGAGCGATTCATCAAGCTGCATCCGCCGTTGGCTCAACGTACCAATCAGGGCGCTGAGCGCTGAAATCGACTTGCAAGAAGCGCAGAATCGGCACCACGTTGTTTTTGTGGTCGTCGACTTTGAGTTTTTGCAGGGCCGCTTTGCTTAGGCCGCATGCACAAAGATCATTTATGTGGTTGTAAAAAGACTTCGTGTTCATCGACTCTTTTGTTTCTTCCCAGCCGTAGTCTTTAAGGCTGCGATAAGTGCGATACAGGTTGCGGGCATAAGCATCGGAAGACTTGCCCGGCACGAACAAAGATGGCACCAAAACGCCATCGATAGTCTTGGGCTTGGTGTAGCGGCCCTTCCCTACTTTGGTGTGTTTTTCAATCAGTGCGGCCAGCACTTTTTCATCATTAATCACGCGCATGGTGATGCCCTCAAAGGCTGCAAACAGCTCTTTTGTAACTGCCTGCCAACATTCCTGAATAAAACAACGCCCGTCTTTTTCGAGCTGTTCTTGGTAATCGCAAAGTGCCCAGAGCCGGGACGGAATACCGCGACGATTTAGCCAGCGGTGCATAACGGTCGCCTCAAGCCGGATGAGGTTTTGCACCCAGTCCAGCAACTGCGGATTGCTCATAACGTTGAGAACGCGCTTAGAGGCGAAGTTGGCCCCCCTGGCGCACTTGGTGACTTTCTCCAGCTCGCGCATGAACTCCGGCGACTTCAAGTAAGCCTTGAGCTTGCGCAAGCGAGTTTCTTTACTGCCCCAGTAAGCGGTCGTTTCGTAGTCGTCGCCACGGTTGCGGGTCTGACCGTTACTCACACCGCGCAAAGCCTGTATCAGCTGGCGTGATGTACGTTCATCTGGGCACCGAGCCGAGTAGGTACAGTCGATGCTGTAAACCTCAGTGCTGAGCACGTCGAGCTGGGCGAACAACTCAGGATAAGAGCCGGCCAACCACTTGAGCATGACCTCGGCACCGGTGCGGATCGAGGTCGGGCCAAAAACGTTATGACCCTGCAAAAGCTTCGCGGGGCTGGCTTTGAGTTCAACGCCGGGGTTTGTCCGCTTACCAAGCGACTGATGGAAAACCTTGACGGCCATCGGCGTGTAACTGGACGGCACGGACTCCCAAGCGTGACTAAGGTCTTCGTAGATAAAACCGCCCTGCCCATCCGGCAAAACGCCACGGGCACGCATCGGAACGCCCAGCGTTTCAAGATCAACAAACAAGGTTGGTGAACGGTCTATGTCACCAAGGACATGGATCGTATCGACCTTGAAGGGGATGAACATGTGAATACGGTCGAGCATGGAAAATCCGTCAAGACCCAGAAGTTGATCCAGAAGGTACAACATCTGGTCTGTGCGGTGCAACCCATAAGTTGTCCCGTATAGTTCGCAATATGGGACCAGCGAAAAAGAGGGGGATTAACATTGATTCACCAAGCAAGCGAACTGAGACACGACAACATGACAGTTGCTCAAAACATCAGGAACGCCAGAGAATCCAAGGGATTGACGCAAGATGAAGCCGCCACAAAATGTGGAATTTCGCTATCGATGTGGAAAAAGTACGAGGGCGGAACGAACCTACCTACAGCGGACAAGATTGCGCACCTTGCTAGCGGCCTTGGGATTTCAGCAGACGAAATTGTTTTCGAATCTGACCAGCGGTCGGTGTCATCAGAGCTAACAGCCCTGTTTAAAGAAATTATTCGGCTGCCGGAGAGCGATCAGGCCGAAATAAGGCGAGCTCTAAAAGGGCATTTGATGGTCCTTCACCACCAGCACATGTAAGAGTCGGAAAATGTAACCGTTACACAAGAGTCCACCATTAGAGATGGTGGACCCTGCTTCGCAGGCCAATCAAAATCCCAAAAGCCGCAAAGCTGAAAGCAAGCCTTCGGCCCTCAGCGCTACGCACTGAAACGCTCTCGCTGAGTGGACCGAATCGTTTGGAAAATTGCCGCGAAAAGCAAAAGCGAGCGGACATGATGAAGGGCAGTTTTTCGGCGTTCTAGAGGTCGTTAATCAACCGTGCGATGTGCTGCAAGTCGGCAATGCGAGCATCGAGGTCGGCTGACTCTGTATCGATCTGCGCGAGCCGTGAGCGCATCTTGCGCGCTTCAGCAACAAGTCGAGGGTAATCAGTCAAAACGTAGCAAACCGCGTCCAGAGGGTCTCTGGTGGGCGCATAGAGCTGTGCGTCATTGATCAGGGTGGAAGGTATTTCGAGGGGCGTTCGCATAACAGACGTTACATTAAATCAGCCCCGGAGCTTATCAGCATTGTCCGGGGCTGAATAAACGTAACGTGGGCATTATGCGAAGCCTTTAGGATTTTCCCTTTAAATTCAAAGCCTTACGCATCCGACGAACGGCACGCTAGCGCTTAAAGTCTAACGCCTCGGCAAACGTCAACGTCTCGGGGCGTTCAATCGGCGTATCAAGGTGCGGCACTGCAACCCCTGATGCTTCGCCGACCGTCGCGGTCTGCCTCGCAGGCTCGGCAAGAGCCGTCGAGCGGTCGGCTTCGCTGGAAAGCATCGGGCGACGATCAGGTATTGCAGGATCAAAATAACCGGATTCGACGGTATTTTTGCAAAACGAAAACGTGGTTTTGTACCAGGTGCCTTGCTGGGTGAAACATTCACAAATATAGGATTTTTGGCCGGTATCAATCACCCGATAACGCTTCGAATTACGATCGATATAACTAGGGTCGCTAGAAATCATGCAAGACAAACGCGGATAAGACACTGGCTTGGTCAAGGCATCATAAATGGGCGCAGAACTGGGAACGTCAGGAATACGCGGTTTTCGCGCATCAATATAATCCGCCACAGTCACAACCTTTGAAGCCTTGCCCTCACCTGCTGGCAACACAGACGGCAAGCCAGAGGCAACCGATTTTAGGCTATCAACAGTAGACGGCGCCGACTCAGAAGAACCACCAGCAAAAGAATTAAACGAGCGATAAAAAAGAAAGGCGACAACAACAAGCAACACCGGAATTAAAAGCAGCTTGCCCGGCGGACGAAACTTAAAGTGATGCTCAACAGCCGACTGATAAACGCCAAAGAATTTAGAATCAAGCTTAACAAAGCTATGCGAAGCATCTTTAAGCGCCGTTTGTTTATCGGTATCAATGCACTTCTCGGCCTCATAACGCGATAGTTTCTGACCACCAAAAATACGCAAAACATAAATATGCTTATTACACAGCTTGCGAATATGAGCATCTAAGAAACTGGCATGCTGAGTAACTAAATGCACTTCTAAACCATCATGACGCATGGTCTCAAATTCTGAACAATACTGCGGCACTGCCTTACGCGGATCACGCACGCCAAAAAAACGCTGGGCCTCATCAATTAAAACAATCGAGTTATCAGGCAGCTCAAACCACTTATGTGGCTCATCAAATGAATACCACTGCGCTTTGAGTTTTTCAGGCTTTAAGCCATTAACATTATGGTAATAAACCGCCCGCCCCTGATCCTTGGCCCGTGCGTCAATCTCTTTAATGGCATTAAGAGTCTTACCGTGACCCATTAGGCCCGTTCGAAAAACTAACATATCAAGCCTTTAAAACGCCTTGGAACTTACGACGCCCATCAGCGACCTTGTCAATGCCCGCCAGCACCATCCGAGTAGTAACGGCGCTTAATATAATATTTATCGCAATATCCACCTTAAGCAAGCCCAGAATATGCAAAACCAAAGTAGGCGCCGAAACAAAGTTAGAGATAATATAATCTTTCAATTCGCCAACAACAAAATTAACACCATAATAAGAAACGGCGCCAATTGATAAATAGCGAAGCCCGGTAGAGATAAGGCGACCAACAATATCTAACAGCATCATGCCGAGAAATGCGTAATACATAGATCACCCCTTAAAAGAATTACCAATATAAACAGCCGCAAACAATGAAGCCATAGCCACCACCAACCAAGACATGGAAGTAGCAAAGTTGCAAAAATAATCATTTTTAAATGCGAACTGGCGGCCATAAACCGTAAAGGTTTGCGCCGCAGGGCAAGAAGACGGCAAAAAACGAGCCGTACCGGGGCCAGTCAAAATAGAAGTTAAATGAACCTCGGTTTCTTCCAT